CGCGTACTTCGGCTGGCTGCGCGGTATACCACTGGGTAAATTCCAGTGTATTGACCAGCTCTCGCCAGTTTTCATACTTGCCTTCGACACGCGCTTCCTCAAGAGCTTGTTTCATCTCCGCTTTGGTTTGCTCAACCTGTTGCTGCACATAACCTGCCACCTGTTCAGGTGTCAGCATGTTGGCATTCGGTTGGACGGACCCAAGCTGAGACGCAACGTACTCTTCCATCGCGCCGGCCCATTCAGGAAAATCCTGCTTGAGCTGCTCCCACTTCTCCGGGTTTTTGGCTGCAGTTGCGATCTGTCCCTGTGACGGGGCGTCTTGTGGGGCAACGCTTTGTTGCGCCATTCGAGCCTGCTGGAACTCTCGCTGCATTGCGGCCACACGACCCTCTGCAGTTTTTACATGGTGCAGCAGTTGAGCATTGGCCTCTGTCAGTTTGTCGATCTGAGCTAACTTCGCTCTCACAACATCTGGCAGCCCGGCCAGTGGGTCTTCCGGCTGTTCTGGCTCTGCACTTACCTGTTCAGGTTCAGCTTGTTGGGGTTCGTCCTGCAGCGGCTCTTCCGGTGCAGCGGCTATTGTCTGATCAGCGGACTTTTCGTCAGCTTCCAGCTTTGCAGCCTCCTCATCCCACAAACGCTGTGCTTCTTCCATCGACAGTTGGTTTTCTTCCACTTTGCTCTCCAATAAAAAAGCCACCTTTCGGCGGCCTCACACGACGGCTAAGCGGGATTATTCGTCCGGCTCAACCGCTACACCCCGAGTTGCCGCATCCGGCAAGTCGAGAAATCTTTTAATGAAACGTATCTCACCTCGCAAAGCCGCTGTCTCAAGTTCGGAGAGACTGACAGCGTCATTCTTTTCGCGGCACTTGCGCAACTGCTCTTCAGCCCATTTGCGCAGCGTGTGCCACTCTGGCGAGTTGTAATTCATCACGTTTTTATGGACGCGAGGTCCCTGCAAAAATTTTACTGTTTGTCATAGGATTTGTGCAACATTTTTATTTGCCGCACAGTGCCGCATAGTGCTGCATCAATACGGTGTTTTTGCGTACCGTGCAGCAATTGCGAGAACGACAGTTAAACTAGTGCTAGCGCCACCACCTGTAATGTTAGGGCGAACAAAGGCCGGCATTTCGTTTGCCGTGTGATTTGCTGTAGCCGTATAAGCCATGTTTCCTGTCCCACCGCGTTGTGTAAGCGGATGCCAATTCGTGCCGTCATTTGACCCCTGCAGCGTTGCAGTAGCACCATTAAACGTACCGGTTATGTGGAATGTCAGATCAGCCGCGTAACTCAAAGTAACCGGAACACCGGTATCCGTGTTTGCAAGCGGTGTCCAAGTTACTAAAGCCATCCCTGCGGCAGTATTACGATCAACAGTAGGGGTGATAGCAGCCATACTTCCTCCTTATTTTATTCCGCCACTGCGGATTACATCGCTAATCAAACCCCCTTCTTGCTCAGCAAGTGACGGGGCGTACAGTGATTTCTGTTGTGCCGCTGTCATGCCGGCAAACTTCTCGGGCTGCTCCGGTGCTTTTTGTGTGAACTGACCGGGCGCAGTAGGTAAGTTTTTATAGAGATAGTATCCACCGCCCGGAGCAGCTTTAATCGCCCATTTATTTTTTTCTATGGTAGACATGCTGATAGCACTCTGAGTACCAGTGGGGTCAGTTACTGGGTCATATAACCGCTCTACCCGGCTACCCATACCCACATACCCTGTGTATTTTATGGGCTGATTAGCATACCCCCGCCGCATGGTTGATGGATACCGCTCCATGTTGGTTTCCAACGCTTTGTTGTACGCATCAACCGCTGCGTTATGTTTTGCGACATCGCTGCGATAGCTGCGTACATCGCGACGATACTGGTTCAGCATGTCGTCATAAGCTTCGACTTCGCGGCGTAGCGTTACGTTTGCCATGGCTTATATCCCTGATCCCATGCGCATCTTCAAATCTTGTTCGGCAGCGAACAGCTCTTTGCGGCCGCGCTCCTTCAAAGCGGTATCCGCTAGCTGAGCTTTGATCTTTTCAAGCGACAAGTTCTGTGCGTTGGCCATCTTCAGCATCTCAATCTCGCGCTCCATCTGTAGCTCTGCTGTACGAATCTGGGCCTCTTGCTGCAGCTTCTGCATGCGGGCTTCGATCTCTGCCATGTCGCCCTGATTCTGCAGCTGTGCCTTCTGTAGATCGGTCTGAGCGCGAATGTTTGCAGCTTCGATCCGTGGATCAGGCGGTGCTGCCTGCGAAGCCGCAGCCTTCATCTGCTCCTTCATCTGCTCGATCTCTTCATCCGACTTGAACACCTCAGCCGGGTCGATGTGCTGCGCCTGCAGTGCTTTGCGGAACAGCTTCTCGGTGTCGAGGTACATGCCGTAGACCGGATTGGCGCCAGCGGCCAGCAGGTTTAGGAAAGCTTGGTTTTGGATGTCTCGGATCAACAAGGCTGAGCTGCCCCGCGCGTTGACGCTGAAGTCGCCCTTGATCTCTTCGTCCTCGTTGTACAGCATGTTGTAGTCGTAGTAGCGGCGAATGTGCGGACGGGTAATCATGTCATCGAACTGCTTGACCAACCTGCGTAGCACCACGTTGGCAGAGTTCATCAGCATCTGCATGCCGCCAACCGTGTCCGGTGCTGCACCTTTCTCGCCCTGCAGGATCGTCGGCACTCCGGTCTCTTGATCAACCAGCTCGGTGGCCATCTTGATGATGCCGGCAAGTTCTGCCTGATGGCTGTTGAACTCGAACGTAGCAAAAGCCTTGTTCACGTCGTCTACGTCGTCTGTGGCGTACCAAATCTTGCGGCTGGTCAGCTGCCATTGCTTGTCTGCCGGCTGCACTACGCTTGGCTTCATGACGATCTGCGGACCACTGGAGACGCCTGCGTTGTCCATCATCTGACGCCATGCCGCGTTCAGCACCTTCTGCTGACTGCGCATCAGGTACGGTATGCCGTAGCCCCACACGTTGGTAGAGACCTTCTCCCAAACGAAGAAGTCATACGGCATGTCGCCGCCTTCCAACGGGTTCAGGAACGCTTTAACGACAGTCCGGTTAATCATCACCACGCAGGCGCTGATGGTCTTTAGCTCGTCCTTTTTGCCAGCGTCTACGCCGGCAGCCTCGAGGTCATCATGGTCAACCTCACCCCAGTACGTCCACATCTCGTAGACGTCGCGGGCGATGTCGCGCTGGTCGTCGTCGCGCAGCTCCTTCATGGCAAATGACCGTTGCGGGCCTTCCTCCAGTACTTTGCGCAACTGCGATTTCATGAACCCCGGCTGCTTGGCCAGATCGCGAATCTGCTTAGCGGTTACCTGCTCTCGCTCGTAGATGCCTTTACCGTTGTGGATGTTTTCGCCGCAACCCGGATCAGGCCACACATTACGTGGATCGACGCGGAACGAAGCCGGGGCCAGCTCCTCGACGATCTCGATCTGGTGAATAGTCTGCCCGTTGGCGTCGGTGTATGGCTGCCATGCCTTGCGCACACGGTTGGTGACGATCGGCCCGCGAATGACGCCGGTGCCCAGCACCGCGGCATCGTGGATCACTTTGCGCAGCTCACCGTTGTAATCGCATTCAACCAGCTGATCTTCGATCTCACGCTGCATCGCTTCGGCTTTTTTCTTGGCAATGCTCATCACCTCGCGGGCGATGTCTTTCATCCGCAGCTGCTGGCCAGCTTGATCGACCATTGGCTCCGGCACTTCGGGCGGCATGGCCATCGCGGCCAGCCCGCCGGGTGGCGGCGGCATCGGTGCAGGCGGCGCCATGCCGGCTTGCATCGGGCCTTGCGTCGTCATCGGCCGCTCATCCTTCAGCATGCTCATCAGGTACGGATTCGGCGTCGGCTGGATGCCCCAGTTTCGGTCGTCCGTAGGCAACATGATGTCGGCTACTCGCGCCTCTGCAGCGTTGGTCTTCTGCCGGGTCATGCCAATGAACACGGTCGAGCGATGCGGCTTGGCGCCTTGTGTCGTGACCGGGTAGCCCTGCTCAACCGACGTCATCATCTGGCTGGCCGCCTTGTTGATGTTGTCCTTACCATTGTACTGATCCTCGTCTTCGATCCAACGCTTGTCTACGCCATAGCCATACCGCGCACGAATCCAGTCATCGCGTTGTTTGGACAGACTGCCGCCAAATGCTTGCAGCCGCTCCTCGCGCTTTTGGCGTTCAGCTTCTGGATCGACGTACTCGATCTCAACTTCAACATCGGGTCGTGGCACTGGAAAATCCATCGTAAATCCTCAATAGGTAGTCGGCTGCGGCGTCATGGCGGAGGGCTGCTTCTGGACGGCAGGTGCGGCAGGCGAAGACTTTGATCGCATCTGCGATGAGATAAGCCCACGCGTGGTCTGCGGGCCTTGTGGCGGCACACCCATCGGCTGATTGACCTGACTGCCCATGGCGCCTGTCGGCCCCTCCTGCACGTTCTGCAGCGTCGAAACAGACGACGTTGTCGTGCCTGTCACCGGCGTGTTGCTCTGTGGCATGACGCTCTGTGTGCCGAACGGATTGGCGTTAGTGCTATCGATCCGCATTGGCGCCAAGTCGTATGGGTTAATCGCTGGCATCAATCACTCTCCTTGCGTTTGGCCGCTTCTTCATCCCACATCTGGGACTCAGCAGCCCACTTCTCCGGCACCGAAAAATAACGATCGCCGCGTTTGATAATCGTTGCGCCCCGCGCCCGCTCACCCTCTTCGGCCTTGTCCCACGTCTCGTGCTGCCTGCCCTTCAAAACGATGTAACTGTCGGCCGGCAACTTGTATCGCTGTCGATCCTGCTTGCTGGCGCGAGTGACAGAACCCCAGTGCCCTTTGTTCTCGCCTGTGCCAGTGGGGCCAAGACCGGCAGCCTTGGCGGTTGCGTAGTCGTAATCGGAACCTTCGGGATCGAACTTCGGCATCTCAGTACCCCATCTCGGTATCAAGTACGCCAAAACTCAGCACCGGGGCGGTGCCCCGATTTGCTTTCAATCGCGCTTCAGCTTCGGCCTGCGTCTTGGCAAATCGGCGCATCATCATGGCGTATCGGGTTGCAGACAG